TACATCTTGCTCGTCCGGTGCGCTCACATGGTCAGCGTCTACATCGTCAACGTCTCCCAAATCAATCTCTTCGGCTGTATCGAGTGCAATACGGGCCCGACGCGTATGACTGAACTCTGCTTCGTGGCCCGCCGTCCGAAGCTTCAGTTCAAACGTCTTGCCGATACGATCTGCAAACCAGCTCTTCTCAGTGAGCTCTTCGTAGTCGTCCGAGATGTCAACGGTGTGAGAGCCAGCCACGCCCACGTATACGCCATAGACAGTCGGAAAGTGAAGACATTCGGACTCAGACAGAGCGATGGATGCAATGGCTCCAACATAGGCGGCCGTGTGAGGGCTTTGCATGGTTGCGTGCATATCATCCGCCACATTGGCGCGCTTCGGAACACCAAACGATCCGTAGTCACCGCGCATCGTCTTGAAGGGCGACAGAATCATCGTCGTCTTGCGGTGAACAGGAATGGTCTTACCTCCAACCTTGACGTGAGTTGCGTCGACAACTGAATCAATCGGCTGGTCCAGCTTGACTCCATAGTCATGCAGTCCAGCTACATTCTCCGTCTTGAAGAGCTTTTCAAGGCAGGGGAAAAAGGGCTGCATTGTCTTCATAGACCAGTGCGTTCCGTCCAGTCTCGGTAGACGGTGGATCTTCATGTTCACGGACGTCGTTCTCAAGTCCTTTCCCATTATGAAGTGTCTCGGTGATGAATGTCAAAAAATAAACGACGGTGAGAACAAGATGAATTTTCAGCTCAGGAAGTTCAACATGGACATGATCAAAGACCGATGCGGAATGGATTCGCGCAAAAGTCCTATGATTGTCATTATCGGCAAGAAAGACACGGGCAAATCGTTCTTGGCTCGTGACTTGCTCTTCAACGTTCAAGACAGCTTCCCTGCCGGAATGGTGATCTCGCCCACAGAGGTCGTGAACGAGTACTTTCAAGCCTTTGTTCCCTCCAAGCTCATTCACGACAAGTATGAACCTGCGAAGGTCCAAGCGTTTATCAAGCGGCAGTTTGCAGCAAAGCAGCGGTTTCTGAAATCCAAGACATCCGGAGCCCCGTTTGATCCCCGAGCCTTTCTGATTTTGGACGACTGCCTCTACGCAGCCAAGGAGTGGATCAACGAAGAGTCCACCCGGTTTGTTTTCATGAACGGTCGGCATCTTGATATGCTGACCATTATTACCATGCAGTACCCGCTCGGCATCACGCCGAACCTGCGTACCAACGTGGATTTTGTCTTCATTCTGCGTGAGAATATCCTAGGGAATCGTCGTAGAATTTACGAGAATTACGCAGGTATGTTTCCTACCTTTGAAATGTTCTGTGACTTCATGGACCAATGCACAGAAAACTACGAGGGACTGGTCATTTGCAACAACGTAGCCTCCAACAAGCTAGAAGATCAAGTGTTTTGGTACAAGGCATCTGAGCATCCGCCATTCAGACTTTGCGACCCAACTTTGTGGACCGACAACCGCCCATTCCAGTCCGCTATGCTCGCCGCCGACGACTATACGTCCGGCGCTTTGCGGAGGAAGAACGCTTCGCCCGCCGTCTGGGTAAAGAAGACCGGCGGCGAGTAGCACCCCTACCAATCTGATTTCCAACCACGTGGGAAAACGGTCCTTCAATATATTCGCTTACTATATCGTTCTCGCTGCGGGCAGTGTTACTTCTAAAAACAATTATCCTAATTTGAGATCCACCTGCACCCGCTGGACTTACTTCTTCGCGATACGGATGCCGAATCATAGCAAGTATCTCCTCATTCGTCGTTCCCGAACAGAGCTGCGGTTGCGGATCAACGATTCGTATTGCAACCTCCTTGCCCGGCCTCATAACGATAAATGCATGCCCTTTACCACTAGAAGACTGAGATAGAACGATCGTTCCACATTTAGGGAACAGGTCAGCACGAAGTGTGTCTATCACAGCAGACGTGAGCGGTTGTCCAACGGCTAAATATTTCTTTGCATCGTCGCCAATATGTTTGTTGATCTGGGCTTGAATTTGAGGTTCTCCAATCGGAGGCGCACCTGCAGCGGAGAGTTCTTCGGCGAGAGAGGGGGTGATAAGTCCAAGAAGCTGGCTCGTCACCGCAACGCAGTTTTGAGGTGCAACTGCCGCCTGAGCTGCGGGTCTCCTATACACCCGTACATCTGCTTCTTGAAGTGGGACCTGGAAAAGATATGACCTGGTTGCGGCCGCCGCAACTTCATCCATAGGCGCCGCCATTAGTATTCGTGTCTATTTTTTATGAAGACCGACGCTTGCGTCTCGTAGTCCGTTTGCGAGCACCTCCTCTCCGTCTCCTTGTCCTCTCCCACCTATCATACTCCCATGCCTCCGCAGATGCTCCTACGTAATCGCCGACCGCGCGCGCATTGAGCCTTGACACGCCCCGCAGCTCTGCTATCCCCTCGGCATTGCGAGCCACGGCCAGAACGCGGTCCATAATGCGACCAAACGCGTCCCCATCTGCACCCTCAACAATCGCAGCTAATTCGGCTCCTCTGCGGTTGTGCGTCCTTATGGCCTCCGCCGCTGTCGAGTCCCCGATCACTCTGATTCCATCTCGTATCCATTGATCTACAAGGTCCCGAGGGTATCCATTCGCATCTCCATTAAACATCGCCACCGCGGGTGCCCCAGCCGCTGCTGCCGCTGCTGCCGGGGCTGCTGCTCCCTGTCCTGCTAGGTAGCGGGCCATGTCATCCGCGCCCCGCCCCCTCGCCGCTGCGAGGTCCTCCGCGACGTGGGCTGCTGGTCGCGGTAGTTCTGCCGCGCGCGCTGCTAGCGGAAGTCCCACTCGCGATATCTCCCACTTAAGTACTTCGGTATGGGCGTTAGTCATCGCATCGTTTATCTGATCGTCATTCAATCCCATACGTTTTCCTCTACTTTGAGTCTCAAAATATATCAGGTCCGCCCGAGCATCGCCGGCCCGGCGGACATCCTCATCTGGTACATTATCAGGCCTCCATAAGCGGCCGGTTTCAAGATAAGCGTTTGATCTACTTTGTCTTCCTCTTGGGTCTATCTGTGCAGTATATAGTGATTCTTCTATCGCCCTATCTACATACTGTCGAGGCATACCGCCGTCCCCCGTTCTCTCCCACATCCCTTGCAGGTTTCTCCTGCTCCCTGGGTCCCAGTAGCTCGGTCCGGTGCCCCCTGGCAGCCCCGGCGCCCCTATCCGTGCTAGTGTCGCCGACAGCGCCTGCACAGCCGCCCGCGCCGCCGCCTCCGACGGAGCCGCCATCGCCGCTGCCGCCAAGGCTGACTCGCGCCGAGCCGCCTCCGCCGACGGAGCTGCCATCGCCGCTGCTGCCGGTGGTGGTGCTGCTGCCGGTGCCGGTGCCCGAGCCGCTGCCGGTGCCCGAGCCGCTGCCGGTGCCGCTGCCGGTGCCCGAGCCGGTGCCCGAGCCGGTTCTCCCATATCTACTATGCGGTTTATCTCCGCCACCCGCCGCGCACGGTCTGCTGCTGCCGCCGCGTCTGCCGCCCGCGCCCGCGCCTGTGCCTGTGCCTGCCCCCGCGCCCGATCCTCATGAGTGGGTTGGGCATACTGATTTCCTATCGGTGCTGGCGCCCGTCCTCTAGGGGCTTGTCCGAAGTTTGGCGCCGCTGCCGCCGCTGCCGCCGCTGGTGCTGCCGCTGGTGCCGGTGGTGGTGCTGCTGCCGCCGCTGCCGCCGCTGCTGCTGCCGCTGGTGCCGGTGGTGCCGCCAGTGCCGGTGCTCGTGCCGCTGCTGCGGGTCCAGGGCGAATGGATACTGCTGCCGTGCCATCAATTTGCATTGCACCGGGGCCCCGATCAGGACGCGGGCGAGCAACAAAATCTCCTGGTGCTGGTGGAGGAGGAGCAGGACCACCAAGTATCCGCTGACGCATTTCGAGAAACCCTCGGCGATCTTGTCCGATTGCGTCAATAAGTTCTCTCTGTGTTCGGCAATTGAGGTAACGAACCTCCATCGTGAGAGCATATGCCGACCATCCTCGCACAACTCGAAGACCCATTTCAATATCGGGATCACTAACTGCGCGGCCTGCTCTAGCCGCCAGCCACATTCTTTGTAAAGGTTGTGTGACTGCGAGGGGACACTGAGCATAATAGTCACCTTCCCGAAACCACTTAGCGAATACTCCGTCTGGATCGCGAGGATCCTCTCCTAAGCTAAAGCGTGCCCATCTTATTATTCCATCTCTAATACTGGCAGTGCTTGCCGGATTTTCAATAAACAAGATTCTTCCAAAATCAGCAAGACATCCCCTGTATTGTCCGCCCACAACTGTGAATCCTACATTATTAGCATGCAAGTCGGAATGAGCAAACAACGGCCCTCCATCTGGAACAAGCTCAACTGCTGCAACCAGTGCCGAATCAATCGCTTGAGTGGCAGCAGCGCCGGCACGCATACTGCCGAGTGTGTCGGTAAACTGCGGCGTAATCAAATTCCAAGAGGATGCGCGCGCCTGTGCAGCAGCGCAACCACCTCCCGGCGCCGCCACTCCTCCAGCAAATGTACCAGGAAGAAGAGTTGCCGTTGTTACCAGGCATCTAGCCTCAAATGCCGACAGTAGTCCTGCTCTAACAAGTCGTCCAGTGATGTCTCCATACCCACGATGATGAAAGAAGCCTTCTGACTCCATATCACCGCTGTCCAGGGGGACTAGACGACTTACATAGGTAACGCCGGGCCGAGGGACAAAGCCAATGCAAGGGATATAGGGTGATACGACGCATGTGTCGGCACCATCGCCGATGATTGCGCCGCCACTTTGTTCGCGTTCGTCCATTAGTATTGTAGTCAGTCTATATTTTACTCCCTCATGGCGCCCTCCGTCGGGTGAACGGGCGCCGATGCAGCTGCGAGCCCGTCCTCCAGCGCCTTCTCAGCTGCGTTGGCCTTACGACGGCGCTCGTTCTCCTCCTTCTGCGCCTTGATGGACTCCTCACGCTGCTCGGCAAAGAACATCTCCTTGTTCGCCTCGTTCTCCTTGTACTTGCGCATCAGCTCGTTCAGCTCCTTCTCGGCATACTCCACCTCAGGCATCAGGTGCTCCGAGGGATCCCACGGCAGCCAAGCGCCGACCTTGCCGATGTAGAGATTGTCCTTGGGGTAGCGGCGCTGAAGAACCTTGGAAAAGACCTGGGCCTCCTCCACCGTGGCAAACGCACGACGAACCTTGACACCACGGATGTTCGTGCGGAACTCCACCTGGTTATCATACATCTCCTGCAGGTCCTTCTCGTTCTTGAGAAGGAAAATCTGATACTGCTCGTGAATGTCCGTCTTCTTCACCTCCTCCTTGCGGACGCTCACAAAGTCATTTGCATCCTTCATCAGGTCGTCAATCTTGAGAGAGTACTTCTTGGACATGAAGGCCATGAGACTCTCCAGTCCCTTGACCTTCCACTCGTAATCCATCCACTCCACGAACTTCTCAAACATGAACTCCTCCTTGTTCTTCATCACCTTCTCGGGGCTGATAAAGGAGACAATGCAGTACTTCTGGGTAGGGATC